ACGCACCGTCCACTTGTGGCGACTGATCGGCCTGCGCACGCGTAATTCCTGAAACACGCCACGGCATCGCGGTCGCATCGCCATTGCCTGCCTCTACCTGCGGTGCAATCGTACAATCGGCGCAGCGCAGATCATCACCAAACCACGCAATAGGCACAATGATCGACTGGCACTGAGGCAGTTCCCCCTGCAACGCATCCATCGAGACCGAAAAATCACTACCGCCAAAGGGCGAATTTGTGTTGACCGCTTGCTGGGCCGCGAACCCGTTCGAGACATGCACTTGCGACGTTGCGAGCCCATATTCGCCTGCACGTGGCGTCAGAACTGCGCCTGTGATCCGTTGCATAAACGCGTCTTGCGTGCTGCGCGCAGGGCGCATTACCTCGAACGTCAATTGCGGAATACGGTTATCGAACTGCTCCAACGCCATGTCCTCGATCACCACATAGGCGGTGCCACGGTAGGCAGGTGTATTTTCTAGACCTTCCACAGCCGCGATCTTGGGGTCAGGCTGCTGGTCCATCCGCCCTGCGTATAGGCGCAAGTTCAAGCTGTCGGGGGGCACCTCGGTCCCGTCGGCCCAGATACGACCGATCCGGCTGACTTCGCCTTCACACAAAGCCAGCGCGAGGCTGACGCTGTATTGATACGTCGTCACTGTCGGGGTGGAGCGGTTGCCTTGGGTCGTTGTCGATTGTTCTTTGAATTGTGACGCCCAAATGGCCTGCCCTGCAATGCGCATCCTGCCATAGACTTGCTGGATATCCGCGCCTTCGGTCGCACCTGTCAGCCGAAAGCGGTCGATGCGCGCGCCTTCAATCGCTTCGCTGCCGCCGCCCATGACCTGCTGATCAATGCGCCGCCCAATGGCCGCACCCGCCGCACGGCCAATCGTCGCCATCGACAACCCCATCACAGAGCCGCCAACCGCCCCACCAAGGGCCATGCCCACCACAGAAAGCGCAATCGTCGCCATTGGTTAGTCTCCTAGATCAAATACAAATCGGGCAGCGATCTTGCGCTGCCACGGGGCAGATAACGGGCTTTCGACAACGCCGTGCCCGCTGTAGGCGTGAATAAACGACGGGGATGCGCCATCAGTGGCTACCAGCCCCAGATGTTTCGCGATGAGGCCGCGCCGCATCCGAAACACTAGCAACTGGCCATGTTTGAGCGGTCCGTCATCAACGCGGTGAAACAACCGCGCCACGGTTTTCAACAGATATTCATCGTTTTGGGGTTCCGCCCAATCGGGCGTGTAGGCCGGAATACCCACAATTTCAGACCCGTAAACCGTGCGCCATATGCCACGGATCAACCCCGCACAGTCGCAGCCAACACCCTGCATAGCTGCTTGATGCAGGTATGGTGTGCCGATCCAAGACCGTGCATGGGCAATAATATCAGTGCTCATCGGCGCAGACTTCCGCCTGTGTTCGTCTGATTTGCACGCGGCACGCTGACCAACCAATCTTCACCGGGGATATCGGGGAAACCTTGGAAATTCAGCAGGTTGTCGAACTTTGCGATGCAGGTTTGGGCGTTCTTATCGCAACCAGCAACAACACGGATTCTATCTCCAGCTTGCAAGGGCAACGGAAACTGCGACCAAAGCGTTAGAATGCGGGTTTTACCGTCCAACACGTCCGACTTGATCGCCCCGATCAGACCTGCGGCCGCACCGGATAAAACCGTGCAAATCCCGTTTTCAAACCAACCTTCGTGAAAAGCGGCCGCACCTTCCAGTACCAAGTCCTGCCCATCCAAATCTGCCGTCAAAACATGCTCTAGACTGAACGCCGGATCACGCACATCAAAGCCGCAACGCCCATCCCCCAACACGGCACTACAACTTTTAAGAAACGACCGCCCCTGCGGTTGGTTCAGCGCGTCGGTCAGGCCATGCAGTTCAGCCTCGAAACCGCCTGCCCCGCGCGTGATCTCGCCCATCGTGCCGCGAAACTGGATCTGGCGTGCGCGCACGTCATCCCATTGCACGCGCCATGTGACAACAACGGCCCCGTCATAGCGCCCTGCATGAATATCGCGTTCAGTGATCGCATCGGCGGATAAAACACCCAGCGCTGCGGTGTTGTTCACCGAAAGCCCGACACTGCTGGCCAAAGCGCGCGCAGTCATGCCGCCTTCGGGCTGAAAAATCATGCCTTCAAATGCCAAACTGCGGTCGTGATCGGTAAAGCCAAGGGCCACTCCGTCGCGCCGTGTCACGGACCAGCACAGACACGTATGCGTCGTGCCGGTTTGCAGGTGTGCATTCAGATCAGCAGTGCTCATAACCGGATCTCCAGCACTGGCACGTCAGGTACTTCGCCTGCCTGGAAATTCGAGATCGAGGTCATGATCGCGTCAGTGTCAAAGCGGACTGGCACGTCAAACTCAAAGCCTGCGCGGACCTCGGCCCCAAGATCGGGCGCAGTTGCGAAAGTCAGAATGCCTGTCTTGGTATCTAGCGTGTAGTCACCCCCGTCCCGCACAGGCACGCCGCCAACCGAGACAAAGACGGATCCTGCAACAGGCTTTACGATGGGGCGCGCATATTCCACGTCGCCCGACCGATAGGTCTTAATCAATTGGAATTGCGTTGTCTGTTCGTCACCGACGGCGATCAACTGGTCACCTGCATCAATCGCTTTGGATGGTGCGCAGGACTGGAAATCAGCCCAATCTTTCCAGCGAAAACCAATTAGCTGGCCCTTTCGTGCCTCGAAAAACGCGATTAGCAGCGCCACGTCATCCAGTGACCGCAGCCCCATCCCCGCGTCATAGCGACGACGCGCATGCGCCCACGGCGTGTTGCGTTCTTCAAAACCGTTGGCGAGCGTCGCAATCTCTGTGCGTCGTTCTGGTCCCCCGAGTGCGCCAAAACTAAGCGAAGTGGGGAATCTCACATCATGAAATGTCATTTTTTGCTCCTAGCGGTAACGCTGGCTGCGGCCCAAGGCGCGCGCCATTTGGGTGGCGATTTGGCCGCGGCTGCGCTGGAAACCAGTGACATCAGGCGAGGAAATGTTCATATTGACCGTTACGGCACCGCCGCCACCGCCACGCACACCCAGACTGCCGTCGGGACCGCGTGCCAACGGCATAATCGCCTCTGGCCCTGCCTCGCCCATTAGCCCTGTGCCGCCGCGCATCGGGAACGTGGTCGGGCCGCTGACAACGCCGCCTTTGGCAAAAGGCATCACGCGCCCTTGCGAAAACGATCCGCCATCAGCGAACGGCATCATGCCCGACACGACCGCGTTCAAACCGTCCGACAGCATCCCGCCAAAGTGATTGGTTACCGGATTGATCGCCGCCCCGTATGCGGTGCTTGCCATTTTTTCGGCCAACCCACCCAGCACGTCGGTTAGGCTGCGCCCGTCCAGTACCAATCCGTCAAAGGCAGTGCGCAAGCCCCGCGAAAAACCGCGTTCCAGATTGCCCAGATCGCGCGTTGTCTCGACCATCGTTCCTTGCATATCACGCAATTGCCCCTCAAAGGCTGCAGTCACTTGGGCCGTATCCCCCAAGGTGCGTTCCAGCGCGGAAACATCACTTTCCAGGGCATCGATTTTGTCGATCTCATCCATCGTGTTCGTCCTTTGTCATATCGGGGAAATCGCGCAGCAACGCATCAAGCTGTCCACGGACCATCGGGGCCACACCGCCGCAGACACCCAGCATCATCTGCAGTTCCGCAGGCGTCAGCGCCCAAAAATCCGCAGGATTCAGGTGCAACTGGTGCAGCCCCGCGTGCATCAACCCGCGCCAATCCATCCGCGTTACTCCGGTGTCTCGAAGGCGCGGGCGAGCAGCAATGCTGCTGCTTTGGCAGCCCCAATCGGGCCACCTGCGATCTCGGCGGTCAGCAAATCAGCAGCACTACCTTGCCACCCGCCACCACGCAGACCTGCCACGACCACCGCCATGACATCGGCCCCCGAAAAGGCACCACCCTCGAACCGTCGGATCATCTCGACGAGGGAGCCCGTGCAAAGGCTGCTTTCCAGTTCTGCCAGCGCACCCAGTGTCAGTTTGCAATCGTGGCTGACGCCATCAATGATAATCGCCACCTCTCCGGTCCAAGGGTTCGCCATCAGATCAACGCCACAAAGTTCAGCGCCCCCGCAGAGGCGAGCGACAAGTCATATGTAGCCTCGCCATTATGCGATCCTGCGTATTCAATCGACGTGATCTGGAACGGGCCTTCGATGGTTCCAAAGCCGGGCACAATCACCTGAAAATCGGGGGTTTCCCCATCAAAGAAAATCTGGCGCGCACGTTCGTCCGTATCCGCGTCCTTGAACACGCCAGAGCCCGAGATCGCAGCCATTTTCACACCCGCCCCACCCAACAGCTCACGCCAGCCGCCAATGCTTTCCAAACTGGTTACATCGACCGTTTCAGCGTTGAGGCTAAAGCGCGTCGCCCGCAGCCCCGCCGCCGTTTCAAACAGGCCGTCGCCGGTCATGTCGATCTTGACCAAAAGGTCCTTGCCA